AGCCAGCTAGACACCTTCGTTGATCTAAATTGCGGTGATGGCGATTTGGCTTACAACTATGCGGTCGTCAATAAATCTATTGGCGGCGATGGTATTCCCTACAATCAGGAGGCCGTTCTAACTCAAATCGCAGCCCCCATGCTTGCTCTAGGAACAAACCTAGCTCCTCCACCACCGACACCATTTGCATCGTATCAACTGCCTCGCGGTAAGACTTTTTGGGGAAACTCGAAAGACTACATGAGAGAGTTTGCGCGAAACAACAACATGAATTGGTCAATCCAAGACAGCGAAATCAGCTTCATTCCACAGAACGGATACGCCAAGGGAACTGCTGTTGTTTTGACAAGCAAGACCGGGATGATTGGAACGCCTCAGCAAACCAGTATTGGCGTCAATGTGAGCTGCCTAATTAATCCGCTTATTCGTGTTGGTGGCCTAGTTCAGATCAATAATGCGTCAGTCGCGCAAATCAAGATTGATCTCGGAAATCCTGGTAGTCCAGCAAACACAGCCCCGCCATTAAATGCAGATGGTGTCTACTATGTTTTGGTCATGGAGTATCAGGGAGACACCAGGGGAGTTGATTGGTACTGCAAACTGATATGCTCAAATGTTGACGTGTCTGGCCCATATATTGGCTCAGTCCAGGGAAGCTACGGACCATGAGCACAGATCCAAGGGAATACCTGAACGACAATGAAGAAGGCCAAAGACTCTCTTTAGAGGCCTTTGAGGCGTCTTTATGGACTGCAATGCCAGCCATTGTCGAATCGGTTGACCTTGTAAAGATGACGATCAGTTGCACGATTGCAATTCAAGGTCGAATGCTTAATCCCGATGGTTCGACATCCTTCACAACCATCGCACCACTGCTTGACGTCCCGATTGTTTTTCCTAGCGCCGGTGGGTTCACAATCACTTTTCCGATTGCAATTGGTGATGAGGTACTCGTCGTCATTGCATCTCGCTGTATCGATTCATGGTGGCAAAATGGCGGCACTCTGAATGTTCCCATGGAATATCGGATGCATGATCTATCAGATGGTTATGCTATCCCTGGCCCAAAGTCTCAACCAAACGTGATTGACAATATCAGCGCCACAGATGTTCAGATCAGAAATGATGAGGGTACGACATATATTTCGATCACCGCAGCAGGCAAAATCAAACTGGTATCGCCGTCTGAAATTGACATTACTGGGAATTTGAAGGTCACTGGTACAATATCCGCGACTGGTGAAGTGACTGGAAATAGTGCAACAACACCAATCACATTGACGACACATGTACACCCAGGAGTGACGACTGGATCTGGATCAACGGGGGGGCCAACGGGATGAGAGTAAGAGCATTGAGTCCAACCGGAGATTACACTTTCGGTAACGGCGCACTCAATTTCTTAATTGATATTCCTGAAGCAGTAGGCCAAATCGTGCAAACAAGCACGCTGCTATGGCTTGGAGAATGGTATCTGGATACGACTCAAGGTATGCCATGGATTCAAGGCGTTCTCGGAAAACATAACCAATCGACTGCCGACATCACGGTTCAGGATTTCATTTTGAATATCACTGGTGTCACCGATGTTCAGAATTTTGAAAGTGCCGCTGATACTGTGAACAGAAAATATTCGGCAAGCTTAGATATTGACACCGTCTATGGGACAACGCCTGTGCAGATTGCAAACCAAACTTTATTCTAAGGATGAGTGAATGGACGTAACAAGTTTAGTTTGGATTGATTCGGCAGGATATCACTATGCGGATTTCCCAACATTTTTGACATTCGTCCAAGGAATCTATACCGGCATTTATGGGGCCGATACTTACCTTGGACCTGATTCAATGGACGGGCAGTGGACGACGGCTCTTGCGCAGATGCTTTACGATACTGCTGTTATTGGAGCTTCGAACTATAATTCATTCTCGCCAGCAACCGCTCAGGGTGTAGGTCTTTCGCGTGTGGTTAAAATCAATGGTCTTTCTCGTGAAATACCAACGAATTCGACAGTTGTTCTGACAATCATAGGTGTTGCCGGAACGGTGATCACTGGTGGCATTGCAATTGATACATTGAATCAGCAATGGATTTTGCCTGGTACGGTTACAATTCCGGGTGGTGGCTCGATCAATGTAACTGGCACTGCTCAAAATGAGGGAGCAATCACGGCGGCTGCGAGTACCATCACCGGTATATTCACACCGACTCAAGGGTGGCAATCAGTTACTAATGCCGATGCTGCGACTGTCGGCGAACCAGTTGAAGCAGATTCATCATTAAGACAACGTCAAATTCAATCAACTGCGAATCCTTCGCAAACGGTTCTTGAGGGAACTTACGGTGCTGTGGCCAACGTTGTTGGCGTAACAAATGTGGCTACGTGGGAAAACTATAAATCAACTGCCGATTCTAATTCTCAGCCAGGTCATAGTATTTTAGTGGTTGTGGCTGGTGGAGATCTCAATGCAATCGCTGATGCAATTCAAGTTCATAAAACACCAGGAACAAATCCCTGGTCTGGGCCGACGTACATGGGATCAAATCAAAGCGTCACGGTAACAGATTCTAACGGTATGCCTGTCACTATTGGATTTTTCCAGCCTCCGGAGCCAGCAGAAATTCAAGTACAAGTAACTTTGATTACGGGAATGTCATGGTCTACTGATTTTGAAACTGTAATCGCTGCACAAATAGCAGCATACATAAATGCTCTCGGCATAGGATGCGGAAGTCAGACCACCGGACAGATCATTATAATACCTCTGTACAGTCAATGTTATGTTCCTAATTACAATCCTTCTATGTACACTTTGACGGGAATTGAAATTGGAATAAACAGTGGTGGTTTAGGATCAAGTAGCATTGATATCAGCTTTGTCCAGCTTCCAAGTTGCAACGCGCCTGTAGATGTAACTTTCATAATTTAAGGAAATATGGCAGCGAACACGGTTCAGACATACTTAAATATCATCACCTCTGAGTATCAGAATCAGCCGAATTTCATTTCGATGATTTCTCAAATTGCTGAATTTTTTATCCAACAGCAGAACACTAGCAATTCGATGATCCCTATTTTTGATTTAGGGACACCTCCTGTCGGAAATCAATTGGATATAATTGGTGAGTGGGCTGGCATTAGTCGAAACGTGAATGTTCCTATCGCTGGCGTTTATTTCACTTGGGATGATGTCCAAGCGGATGGCTGGGACTATGGAACATGGCAACAAGTTCCTCCGACAGAGAATCTGATAGCTCTTCCAGATGACGTTTACCTAACTTTGATTTTGGCGAAAATAGCTGCTAATCAATGGGATGGCACAACTGAGGGAGCTTATGCAATTTGGGGAGCGCTGTTCCCTAATTTTCAGATTTTAATTCAAGACTACAACAACATGAGCTTTTCTTTGGGAATTGTTGGTGGAATAGTTGATTCTGTAACTCTTGCTATTATCACGGGTGGATATATCCCGTTGAGACCAGAAGGTGTTCAGATTGTAAGCTATTTTGTTCCTCCTGGTCCAGGGCCATTGTTTGCATGGGATACTGAATCAACTTACTTAGCAGGTTGGGATTCTGGTTCATGGGCTATTGAACTTGCACCAACACCATCATAAAGGGGTTTTAAGTGACAGCTACAAATGATTTCCTTGGTTTTGCAAATGGCGGCAGCGCCAATATTGAATCACCAACTGTGTATGGCGCAAATCCCCTTCTGCCTACGGGAAATTTGCCAGGCATAGCATCATCTATTTTCACCAATACCGCACTCCACCAAGCAAATTACGTCACATCACAACTTGCTCAATTCATTTGCAACACTCTGAATAGCAACGTTCAAGACAATGAGACTCCAAATCAATTGCTTGCTCAATTAGAGGCATGTTTGTTTAGACGAACACCTACTGTTACACAATTTTTGTCATCTACAGGAACTTGGTATCCATCATATGTGTTCTATATATCTTCGGGAAATGCTACTGCGGCAGCTACATACACAAATAATGGTCAAACGTTCACTGTAAAATCGACAATTTCTTCAGGAACTATTTTGGAAGTGACTGGAACTGGGGCGCCAACCGTTTCAGGAACACTGACAAAAGCATCTGGAACAGGTGATGCTACAATTACATTCTACGCAACACGATCATCTTTGTGGTTGCGTGCGAGAGTTCTTGGCGGCGGTGCTAGCGGTGGTGGCGGCGGAGTTGGCGGATCAGATGGCACAAGTGGAAATCAATCTACCTTTGGTTCTATAATAACCTGTGCTGGAGGAACTAAGGGAAAAGCAGATGGTGGTGGCGCCGGTGGCGGCGGTGGTGCGCCCACTGTAACCACAGGATCAACGGTTATTCTTCTTGCCTCTGTAGCTGGAGGGTCTGGAAATGGGAACAGTGGTATAGGAACACAAGGCGCTGGTGGCGGTGGCGGAAATTCATATTTTGGTGGTGGCGGCGGCGGATCTGTTCCCGGTGTTGTTGGTGGAGATGCAGCTACAAATAGTGGCGGCGGCGGTGGAGGTGGTGCGACAACAACCACAACTGGTGGTGGTTCTGGGGGTGGTGCTGGAGCATTTGCTGATGTTATGATTTTAAGCCCTTCTGGCGGGTACGCTTGGGCCGTAGGAGCTTCTGTATCTGGTGGTGCTGGCGGAACGAATGGACAAGCCGGCGGCGCTGGAGCTCTAGGACAAGTAACTCTCATTGAATATTGGCAGTAAGGAATTTTGTGAAAAAACTGATTTTTCTTTGTTTGCTAATTAGTTGTTGGAGTGTCTTTGCGGATACTCCTCCGCCAAATACGGTCAAAGCAAAGGTATGGTCTGGCGATGGTAACACATCTGTCACTGTAACCGGATCATCTCTCAATACGAATGTCACTAATGCTGTTGCTGTTACTGGAACGTTTTGGCAAGCCACCCAACCAGTTTCAGGGACACTAACTTGTAATGCTGGAACCGGAACTCTAGATGTGAGCGTTCAGAACTCTTCGTTGCCAGTAACAGGAACTTTTTGGCAAACGACTCAGCCAGTATCTGGCACGTTCTGGCAAACAACGCAGCCCGTGAGCATCGCATCTGTTCCATTGCCCACGGGTGCGGCAACATCAGCGTTGCAAACAACTGGCAATACGGCGCTCACAACAATCAACACCACGCTAGGTTCACCGATGCAATCAAGCGGTGGCTCTATTGTGAACATAAGTGGGACCATTTCATTACCTACGGGCGCCGCCACTTCAGCACTTCAAACAACTGGAAACAGCTCTCTATCAACGATTGCGACCAATACAGGAAACATCATACCAGCATCTACGAATTCAACATGTAGCCTGACAAATAACGGTGACACAGGATGTGTAATAACGACCGATGGAGCGTCGACAGTTTCAGTTTCTACGACTGGATCATGGGGCGGACTCATAGAAATTCAGGGATCTTCCGACGGTGTAAATTATTTGCTGTTACCTCTCGTAGATTACGGAACCAGAACAGCTCAATTATTTATTTCTGACAATAGCTTAGCCACAGCAAACGTCGGAGGCATGAAGACAGTAAGGCTATATGCTGATGGATCACTTGGCGGAACAGCAACAGCGGTTGTGAATGCCAATGCTGGGGTAAGCATCACAAGTGTTACGAGTTCAGGTCCTGCTCAATTCTACGCAACAGCAAATATCAGAGACACGAATAGCGCTGGCATCACATCAACTTTAATTGGATCAGATCAATCTCTTGACGTGCATGTGGCCAATGCATCGATACCAGTAACAGGAACTTTTTGGCAGACCACACAACCTGTAAGCGGGACTTTTTGGCAAACGACTCAGCCAGTCAGTATTGCTTCTTTGCCTCTGCCTACAGGTGCTGCCACGTCTGCCCTACAGACGACAGGCAACTCGTCTTTAACGACAATCAATACTACTCTCGGCACACCGATGCAAAATTCTGGCGGATCAGTGACTGCCAATGCCGGGACGAATTTGAATACTTCTCTATTGGCTCTAGACACATCTGTTAATGGACTTCTAGTTGCTCAAGGGTCAACGACATCTGGACAAAGCGGTACATTGACTCAGGGTGCGGTCACAACGTCAGCACCGACCTACACGACCGCAAAAACAGCACCCTTATCTCTATCAACTGTCGGCAATTTAAGGGTCGATGGCTCAACTGTCACGCAGCCCATAAGTGCATCGAGTTTACCACTACCGGCATTAGCTGCAACAAGCACCCTGCAATCGACCATAAACACTACCCTTGGAAGTCCATTTCAAGCAGGAGGTTCAATTGGCAATACGTCGTTCGCAGCAACTCAAGGTACTGCGGCAAGTCTTAATGCGACAGTTGTCGGACCTTCAGGCGTTGCTCTCGCAAAGGATTCTAGTCTCACTACGATCAATACCACTTTAGGCTCGCCATTTCAGGCCGGAGCATCAATAGGAAACACGACATTCGCCTCGACACAGTCAGGAAATTGGAACCTGCAATATAACACCATCAATGCAAACGCATCCCTATCAGCTAGACAAACGGTCACAGCATCCGAAACAAATCTCGCAGCTCCGACAAATGCCGTTGGCGTGATTGTTGAATGTGAAAGTGTGAATGCTGACAATTTAAGATGGGGGTTTTCAAATGCAACATCGACAATATTATCTTCTACTCTCGGCATGCTTTGTGAACCTGGTCGCGATACTGGTTATTTACCTGTGGGTGCGGGCTCATACCTCCATATGATATCAACCGGAGCTGGATCTGATTTCATCGATGTGCAATGGATCACCACTCACTAAGGATTGCTAATGAAATTATCGATTGTCTTTTTGATAATATTTTGTGCGAGCATTGCTCTATCTGGGCTGCCGCCGACTTCCGCGAAAGACTCTGCTGATTCGTCAGGTCTTACAACTTTCTTTTTTCAATTTCCAAATTTCACAGGAACTCATACTGGTCCGACATTTTCATTGGGCGTCAATAGCATAGCTGGAGGCGGAACGAATGCAGCATCGGCTGCGGCTGGCACGATGCCACAGGCTTCAAGCACTACTGCAAGTTCGTGGACAGCAACGCCAACACTTGGAGTTTCTGCAACAACCTCTGGCACACTGGCTCTTGCCAGTTCAACTGCAAGCACTGGTCTGGTAACACTTGCCAATCAAGGAACAACCTCCGGTAATGCCTACACGTTCAGCTTTCCTTTAACAGGTGGAACCAATGGTTACGGATTAACCACCAACGGATCTGGAACCACTACTTGGACTTCGATACTAACGAATCCAATGACCACCGCTAACGATTTGATTTATGGTGGTGTTAGTGGTGTACCTACAAGATTAGCAAATGGAACAACTGGACAAGTATTAACTGCCACTACTGGAAGTGCCGAATCATGGGTTACGCCATTAGTTGTAAATCAGGCATACGCCAATAAAACAGCCGCATACACGACCTTAGCGACAGACAACGTTCTAACATTTAATATGTCAGGAAGCTCAAATGCAGCTTATGCTGTAACTCTTCTTACTGCTGTCGGAAATACTGGTCTTAAACAAACTTTAGTTTATACAACAGGAACTGGTATTCTCACTGTCAATACGACGAGCTCGCAAACTATTAATGGCATAGCTTCAGGCGTCTTCACAATGGGAACTGTCGGAGATACGTTGACAGTAATTTCTGACGGAGCAAACTGGCAAATAGAAGCAATCAAAATTTCAATTGCCGGACGATATACAGTTGCAACCGCTTCTGTTACAAGCACAGACAGCTTAGTAACGTACACGACGAAAGTGAAAGATCCATTGGCTCAATATTCATCTGGAATACTTACCATCGGTGTTCCTGGTTGGTATCAAATAAATGCAAAAGCATTAGTTCTTTCCACATCAGTATTGGGCGATGCTGATGACGTAGCTATTTATGGTGGAGGCGCTGGAACTACAGTGCAATCTAGAGAATATGTCATTACTGCGTTAAACCAAGATGAGACTCATCCTATAATTTCTGACATGATATATTGTGCAAACGGAGATAAAGTAAATATAAAAGTTGCTTCGCAAAACACATCTCCGACATTAAGTGGCAATGCGCAAGCTGGAACGTTCACGTGGCAATGGGTTGGATTTTGAGAGGAATAAGATTATGAGTTTAACGTACACGATATTGCATGATCCTGGAATAAATACTCCCCAGCAAACAGATTCTGTTACTCACTTGACTGTGAATGTTCCTCAAGGAGATCAGGCATACATGGATTTTTTGGCAGCAGGTGGTGTTCCTGCGCAGATTGATGGGCCACACAGAACTGCTTTAAAGGTGATTGCAACCGCTGCGGCGGCAGATACGTTGACTCCTGCACAGATTCAATTGGCAATAAGTCACATGTGCATAGTCATGCTTAATAATATGTAAAGAGAAATTAGAAGGGAATGCTTAAATGGAATTAGCACCGGCTGGAATCACATGTAGCTTCGAGGTTACATTCGACAGTCCAGAATTGAATGTTGCGATGTCCGTTTATGACGATACTGGATCAAGCCCTGTTTTGGTTTCGGGACCATTGGCTATGCTAAGGGTCGTTGGCAATACCTACCGAGGTAAGTTCACTCCAATCCTTGCTCACTCATATATTATCTTCAAAGCCGTTTACACAGATGATACATTTGAAACACTGGACACTGATTACTCTCAAGGGAGTGAATCAATCATTGCAGAAAATATAGGATCATCATCTGGTAGTGGAAGTGCCGGATGCACGATATTTGGATTCGTTGCAGATGATGACACAATTCTAGGAACAGTATCGTGCTCATGAGGAGTTAAAATGCAGTCTACTTGTTGCCCGCCAAAGACGTTCACGATTTTTCAAGGTGATTCAAAAACCATGAATCTGGGTGCAATTTATGACACCTTAATTCCACTTGATCTTACTGAGTGCACTCAAATTAATGTGATGCTTCCAAATGCTGATGGATCAACGGCTAGTCTTCTATTGACTGAAGATGAGGTATCAATCACTAGCCCTTCGGTGCTTGGTCAATTTACTGTTCCAATCACGACCGAAGTCTCGTCTTTACTTAATCCTGGAGAGCTGCAAACATTCGATGTCACATTTACGATAAATTCGGATATATTTACAGTCAGGTATTCCCAGGCTCTTAGTGTGTTCGAAGCCAACTAATAGGTGTACACTGCATGAGTGAGACTAAGGTTCGTTCTAATACTGTTACGGACCAGACACCCATATCTCTTGGCGTGGCGTTTCTTATTCTTGGTTGCGTGGCTGGCGGCGTCGCAACGGTTACAGCTCTCACGACGCGCGTTGAGGCAGTTACGTCGAGACTTGAGAAAATGGAAATGAAACTAGACCATATCGAACAAGTTTTGATGTCAAAATCAAATGAGTAGCCTGTGTTCTCAGATACCTTATTGGGGTCATTGGATAATTTTGCTTGCCATTTTGACATGGGACTTTATTCTAGGCGAAACAAAGTATGGATCTGCATTTCGATTGATCACGACGGTTGTGGTCAACTTTTTAAAAAAGGAGAAATAAAATGGACATTAAAGTAGGTGCTGGTGGTGACGTTCAATTGACAATGACTCCGGCTGGCGATGTCCAGTTGGCATTCACTGAGGTTGACACTCTCACAAACGAAACTGTGAATGTGATTTTGCATCCAACTATTTTGGCAGCAACTCTGACAAAGATCCTTGGTGGTAGCCCTTTTGCTGCTGGCATCGTAAATTTCGCGATCTCTGAACTTCCGACCATCATTGCGGCCCTGCCAAGCGCTTAATGAGTAACGCGACCACGGTAAACGTTTGGGCTAATTTCTTCAATACCGTGGTCGGTATTTTACTCACGGCAGATGTGACAGCGGTCGAAGCATATATCGCTGCACAAATGCCGATTCTAGAAGCTCCGTGGCTATCATGGTTTACGAATGATGTGATTCAACAAATTGCCGATGCTCTACAGAACAATGTGGCTATGATCGGTGACGGCATTATCATTGATGCTGAAACTGGAAACGAGGTCTCAGATGTTCAACTCGCCTACAAGGTTCTCATGCTCGCAAGATCATCGGGCAATATCGCAACCATCGCAGCAGCAACAAGAGTTTATTTCGCAGCAGCGGCAGCTCTTGCTCACAGTGACGGTTCTTCTACTAACAGTACTACTAACCCTAGCTAGCTGCACCCAAGCCACAATCAGAGATGACACTCTTGATTACCCGATCGGGTCTGATGGCGGAGCCCTGGTTGAGCATTCTCTCGACAACTCTCAATCTGTTTTGACTCCAGATCAATGGGCCAATGTGTTGGACACGACACCCAAGGTCTGTCTTGACGTATCGTCTTACGGTAACTTGAAAGACATCTATGAAATATTTTGCAGTGATCTGCCATCGAGATGCACATGGCAAGTTCAAGCTCAGGCGAAGGCTTTGTTTGAAAGCTTTGAGTTCATGGCGAACCTGCAAAAAACAAAAATGAAGGATCGAAAACATGTTAAGTAAAATCATGGGAAATATAATTACTCAAGTTGTGATCATGGTGACAATCGTTGCCTGGATCGGTTGGGATATTTATGCCTATTTACATTTCGGAAACGCTGCCACCGAAAGTGCTACTATTTTTCGATGGTCCTATCACGCACCCGGCGCTGCTTTTCTTGCTGGGATCTTGTGCGGTCATCTATTTTTTCCACAACACGAAGTATTAGACGAACTTCAAAAAAAGGATTGAAATGAAATCTGTCATTGAAAGATTTGAAAATAAATTTGTTGTTGAGCCTAACACGGGATGTTGGTTATGGACAGCAGCACAAGACGATATTGGCAGAGGCATGTTTAATATAGGAAATAAACAAACAGAAAGATCTCACCGATTCAGCTATCAAACATATAAAGGTCATATTCCAGATGGCATGTGTGTTTGTCACAAATGCGACACACCGGCATGTGTGAATCCTGATCATTTATTCCTTGGAACAACTGCTGATAATATGGCTGACATGGGACGAAAAAAAAGAAGCAAGTTTAATAAAATTAAATTTTGTGGGTCATCTCATGGAATGTCCAAATTGAATGAATCATCTGTTTTGGAAATCAGAAAATTTCATATAATAAAACCAAATAACAGCAGACAGCTTGCCATTAAATATGGTGTTCATCGTTCAACAATTGATCTTGTTGTAAAAAGATGTATTTGGAATCATATATGAATTTAATTTTGCATCGTAATAAGTTCGGAGACCAAGGTATTTTCGGAAACATTGTGACCGATGATTCAAATTCAGAATGTGTTTGTTTGAGTTTAGAGCATGCATATCTCAATAATACTTACGCGGCCTATGGAAAATATGGTCCAAAAGTACCGTCAGGAATTTATACTTGCACTAGACGAATGTCGCCAAAGTTTGGTTTCGAAGTATTCATGCTCAACAATGTGCCAAATTGCACTTTTATAGAAATTCATATCGGATGCTTTCAGGAAGACAGTGAAGGATGTATTTTGGTTGGCTGTGGTATTGGGATAGAAAATGGTTTCACAATGTTGACTGACAGCAAAATAGCATTTGATCATTTCATGCAATTGCAGCAAGGCGTCAATATGTTTAAATTAACAATCACGTCCTAGGCGTGATCTTGCCTTTAACGATGTACCAGCCCTTGCAGTAAAGACTCAGCATAACCCCACGGTAGCGCCTGGCAAACGAGACTATGCCAATACGGTGTTGTTCCTGGTGGTGGTCACGACAGAGGGCCAGAAGATTCGATTCGGTATCATCACCACCGGCCCCGACTGACCTTATGTGCGCTGGGTCACAGCCGTGGCGTCCGCAAATCAAACATGAGCGATGATGATATGAGTCAAGCAACATGCGATCGACGATGCGCTTGGGCTTTTCAAGCACGGTTGCACACGACCACGCCAAGCCAGATGATAGTAGTAATTACTATCACAAGGCCAGGGACGACGGCGAAGATGCTCAGGAACAAACTATCCAACATTCTTCACTCCACGCTCAGCCAAGTAGGTCTTACAGGCGGCCTCAATCAGCACGATCCAATCAATTGGAATACCGGCCTCCTGATCTTTGCTCATCTGCGTCCGTACAGCTTCGTGCAGAGTCTTTGATATCCGAGCCGAGGCCAGCTTGGTGTCCAAATGTTTAGGTAAAAAGTCTTTCAACTGGCTTTTCACGACAAAAATCCCTTCCGTCCGAGCATCTTGTTTTTGAATTCCTCGCGATAATTTTCGCTTGTGAACACGTCAAAAATAATGATTGAGGTTATTACGAAACCGCTCCATGCAAACATGGTAATAAACAAAAACATATTAATTATAGCTGTCAAAAATTGTTTCATCCCAATTCCTTTCAATTCATCAAAAATCAATGTGATAATGTTCCGATATCATTCCCGCTAACGACCTCATCAACAGTAAATGTAGATCCGCAAAAGTGCCCTCCACCACCAGTCTTAGGATTAGTAAAAGTCAAACATACCGAGCCATCTGGATTGTTAACAATATCTGTCAATACACAACCGGGAAATACTGATGAGAATTCATCTGGCCAATCAAGAATAGCCTCAGCATCACCAAGGCTGCCGCCTGTGCAATGAATATTGGCATAAGGACCATCATTTAAGTCATACGGAGAGCAACTTAAAACAGCTGGCGTTGGTGTTGGAGTCGGCGTCGGAGATGGCGTAGCAGTTGGTGCAGGGGTTGGAGTCGGTGTTGGCGTAGCCATCAATGGCGCTGGCGTCGGTGTAGCTAACGGAATCTGAGCTGCGGCTACTGGCGTGCTGCCCTGCTTTGCGCAAGCGATTAAACCAATAGTCATCAAGATGCTAAATGCGGTTTTCATATTTTTTCCTTTGTTATTGTTGTCCATGTATATACAATATACCATGCAATAACATATAGCAAGTTAATATACCATGTGCTTCAAAATGAGACAAATCAAAATTAACCGTTCCCCATCGGCTCTGTGGGCGGTTTGATGACGGCCTTCCATACTGTTTCTGAGTTTTCGTCGCGTGTTTTGACAAAGTAGATCGAGTGCTGAGTTTCAAGGTACTCGCGCATATGATATTCCATGATCTCAATCTTGCGGGCCAGACCAAGATCAAGGTTGAATTGCTCGCGAGCTATGTGATTTAGACCGCGCTCAAGGGCCTCGGCCATGGTCTTTGGTGGTTGTGGTATGAATGTCATTTTCTACTCCTTACTAGTTCGCCGGCAAGGCCGACCCATATTGCAAGTGACACGATTTCTGAATCAGGTTCGTTGTTTTCAATGCAGCCTATGACCGCCAAGATCGATGATGTCGGATCATCTACGTCGTCCATTAGGTGTGAGACAAACGGGCGATCCTTGACCATGTCCAGGCGAAATTTAAGTCTCATTAAGGTTGCCTCTCTGTTTAATTTCATTTGCCACCAACGGCCTTCTCGATGGCATCCATCATTAGTTCTTTCGCAACAAGGGCATGAGCGTCATCGAATCGCCCGCCTTCGGCAAATGATGAGAGCATGGCCTGACAGGCAGCAAGTAGCTCTCTCGACGCAGCAAACAGTTTAAGATTCGCAAGCGCTTCGACACCATTGCATTTGACCTCCGTACCGTTGGCCCAACCATATTTACGCCAGTCAACGGTCAATAATTTTACCTTGTGGCCATTCTCATCGTGTGACCAAATCGAATACCCGTCTTGCTTCCACGTGCCTTGTGAAAATTTCGGTTTCACGTTTCACCTCTCGCTTTAGAAATAACATTACGTGCAGTTTCCAATACGTTGTTGAATATATCTGCATAGGCGCTAGCTTCGTTCATATATTCTTGACAACCTGACCGAGTGATTTCACCAACCAAGTCTTCAAGAATTTTAAGCATTTCAGGTGCGCTCGAAATCAAACACAGATCGGCTTTACTATAAATATCGGCTATTTTTGTTTCGTGGCCATCTGTCTCCGATATGAAATTGCCTCCGCGAATTTGCCACGATGTGCCTTGCATTCTAATGACCGTCGATAAAATCCAAGGTCCCGGTGTATGTTTGTTTTTCATTTGTCATTCTCGTTTCTGGTCAAATCAGCTTGGACATCTTCAATGTCTTCGACGGTAAGACCTAGATCGAGAAGCAACTCATCAATGGCTTCGATCACGGTTTGCTGTTTATAGGGCATCCAAACGGTGTCGGTGACAGCCAAGCTGCTAAGAATGCCGTACTTAATTTGGGACAAAATCTCTATCTTTTTCATGGGCGATAATTTGCTCATTTTAAAACCTCAATTTCCCAATCACGATTTCCTTGAATTCGTCTAGCCTTTTTGATGGCGCTCATTTCATCTCTCGCTCTGATCTCAATAATCCGTGCTTCTTTTGTTCCGCCGATCCAAGTCTCAATCACCCTAAGTTTGAATGTTTTCATTTCATGTCTCCTATACATTAAATCATACGTTACTGTATACCATAAGTCAATGGCAATTTGCGTTAAATGTCGTGTGCCAGTTCAAATGTATTGCCTTTGGTGGCTGATATCGCATCATTTCGATATGAAAAATATTAAGGGTTCGATTGAAATAAAATGTCGTGGTGCTGGTACGCTTGCTCTTGATCTGTTGACACCTGCCCAGGGTGAGCTCAAGCATTTGACAGATGACAATGCTGAGAGACTTCGAAATGAAATGCTCACTGATGGGTTCATTGAACCTATTTCAGTCTGGGAAGACCCTGAATCAGGTAACGTCTACATATTAAATGGCCACCAGCGATTCGAAGTACTCAAACGATTGCGCGATGAGGGATACAAGATACCTCAGTTGCCGGTGAGCTATGTGGAAGCTACATCAATCAACGATGCAAAAAGAAAAATATTAGCGCTTGCTTCTCAGTATGGGTCAATCAGCTCACTTGGTTTGAAAAACATCATCGATGATCTTGGAATTGATGAGAGCGATGTCATCAAATATTTCACATTTCCTGAAATAAATATTGCATCACTCCTGTCGGGTCTCGATGAAACAATCATTATTGGATCTGGCATTGAATCAAATTTGAATCTCAATGGTGATGTTGAAAAGGACCTCAAAAATGTTGACATGAACGACAGCACTGAAGTTGAAGGAGAAGATAATATTCCAGATGCACCAAAGGTTGCAAAAACAAAATTAGGTGACATTTATGAACTTGGAAATCATCGTTTGATGTGTGGAGATTCGACTGATTTAGATTCAGTTAAATCATTAATGAATGGCGAAAAAGCAGATTTTACAATCACGTCACCACCATACAACGTCGGTCTTAAATATAATCAATATGATGATAAAAAATCAGAATCAGATTATTTGAAATTGCTGAATGGCGTACTAACAAATATTAAACAAATTTGCTCAGAAGATTATTGGATACTTTGGAATGTTGGAGTATACCCACTGTCGCTACATCTGTCGCTACTTAGAAATTATTTTACGATTGAAAGATCAATTTCATGGGTGAAACAAGGAACTACCGGACCGCCGGTATTTTACCACACTCAACAAAATCCAGTTTCAAAAAACTACAACCCAAATTTTAGTTGGGAAATCATTGCATGTGGGCATTTGAACAAAACACTCAAAGGCACAAGGCCAATTCCTAAAGAAGTGTTGGATGAGTGTCCAAATGATGTTTGGCAAATATCCCAACATAAAGATGCAAGAGACCAAGGCAAACATCCGGGCGCTTTTCCTGTGAAAATTGCAGAGCGTTCAATTCATTTGTTTGCTGAAAATAATGTTTACGAACCATTTGGCGGAAGTGGATCGACACTTATTGCATGTGAAAAAACGGATCGCAAAGCATTTGTCATGGAATTAGATCCAACTTATTGCGACATCATTGTGGCACGCTGGGAAAACTTCACTGGTGAAAAAGCAAAACTTTTAAAAAAGACGGTCATCCGAAAAAAGTGATTTACATTTTATGATTAAGATCTAACGATAACACAAATAAAAAAGCGCTTGATTACTCAAACGCCCCAACATGCACACTACAATGGAACAACAGCCAATATTGTAGACCGGGGCACGAGATAGTCAAGCGCAAACAGCGTGGAGGCTATCAGCGTGACTGACTCGTTTTTCATTACTATTCGCAATTTTGACAAATATATGGGCCGCAGCGATATCAAAAATTGCTGGTGGTTTAAGATGTCAAATAGCATTCTTTCGGACCCAGAAATCTTCGATTTAACAGGCGATGAATTGCGCGCTTTTCTGTACGTTTTATGCGTTGCTTCAAAGAAACGGTCGGGAACCATAGAACTCACCAGGGTACACGCCATGGTGTCAAGCCATGTAGAGTGGCCAGCGATGCTTTCCATGGTTGATAAGATGGTGAAACGTAAGGTCTTTTCAAGGGCACGCTGTAAATCCGGCCGCGTTCTGGCCGCGTTCCGGCCGCAATCCGGCCGCCAGATTAGATTAGAGGAGATTAGATTAGAGGAGATTAGAGAAATAGGGTCCGACTTGCAGTCGAACTCACCACCTCAAAATTTTGATAATGTTTTGATTGAAAAACCATCAATTCATTGGCTAGCAGAACTCTGGAATGTAAACACAGCGTCATTATCAAAAGTGACTACGACCTCGGGAAAGAGGTTGCAAAAAATTGGAAAACGTATAAACGAACGATCAAGCGCAAGTGAATGGGAAGCAATCATCCTGAAAGTCGAGGCATCCGATTTTCTTTCTGGAAGAAATGGTAAATGGCAATCATGTTCATTTGACTGGCTACTAGGTAATGATCAAAATGGAACACCTAACCACATTCGCGTCTTTGAAGGAATTCACGACAATAAAACTGCATCGGTAAAAAGCGGATCAAGTCTCTCGCCTGAGATGTATGAGCAATACAAGGATTGGGGCAAATGATGACTCTCGAAGAGTTCGAGCAAGGAATGAATAAATTAAAATCTGTTTATGGCGACAAAGCCTATCCCGCAGACCGATCAGACTTAATTCTCAAAATCGTTAAATACTCAACGCCATTTGTTTGGATGCAAACAATCAGCGAAGTCATCGGTGAATTCACTCATCCGCCACCAATTTCAAAATTTAAAGAAGTTTACTACGCTATGAAGAAAAAATATGGCGACGCTGGTGATCCGTTTGCAACGCATCGACACTCACTTGAGAAACTGAGAAAAATAAGTGAATGCGGAAAATGCATTGGTGGTGGAATTGTTTATGCAACCAGAAGAGACGGTAAGGGAGCAAGCATTCCATTTGCTTGCGAGTGCGAGGCCGGTGGTATTGCACATCAGTTGCCAGAGTATCGATGTCTCACGAGATGGACTCAAATAATTGAAGATAGCTGGAGCCATGAGTTTGAGAACTTAATCGACGGCACTCGCGAACTAGCAAGGGCAAATGCAAAGCACGCAATTCGATCTAGTGACTTGAATGCGGCACTTGGAAATGCTAGTGTTCCGCGCCAATACAAAGATGATAGCTGGGATGAAAACCTATAAACTAAAGGAATTAGAGTGAAAGAACAATGGAAAGCAATTCCAGGATATGAGGCTTATTATGAGGCATCATCATTTGGTAGAATAAAGTCATTACAACGCAAACCTAGAAATGCGAGTAAATGGGTAATGCGTGATGATCCAAAAATACTAAGGCAGTCCAACAATGGGTATGACTATCATATAGTTCAAATTTATACGCCAACCATAAAGCGTTTGTTTTTAGTAAGTAAACTTATTCTAATGACATTTATTGGTCCTATGCCATCTGATAAAAATCAAGCAGCTCATTTAGATGGCAATAGACAAAACAACATTCCATCAAATTTAATATGGGCAAGCTTCAAGGAAAATGATTCTCATAAAGATTTGCACGGTACAAGATATCGTGGTGAATTAGTTTATAATGCAAAACTATCCGATAAAGACGTCTTGAATATACGAAAAGAATATAGAATTGGCGGTGTGTCACAAATGGATTTGGTTCGAAAATATAAAAGTAGTCGCGGCTCCATACATTGTATCATCAATAGGAAAACATGG